GTGTAGGAAACTACAATCTCATTACGATAGATGACTGCTATACTCAGATAATGGCGTTTTTTGTTCACCGTGCATACGGTGAACTATGACCACGTAATCTAGATAATAGCTTAAATCGCTTCGCTCTAGAAGTAAAAAACATTGATGAGCGATAGCGAATCAATAGATGTGCTTGCACATCTTTAGTAGATCTTAGGTGTTTGATGTATATTATCTTCTAGTAGATTATGCAGTTGTTTTGTGTTTTTAGGAAATTTTTCTAACTTCCAAGTTTTAAGATTAAGTCCGTACTTGTAAATCAAAAAGTGTTGTACTACTACTTCTTGATCAAATGTTAAATCAATGGTATAATCCCAGTTGTTAACAACAGATGACACAATATGATCACAGTTGTATACAAATTCCATGGAGTCTATGTGTATTTTGCGCCATTGATGATATATCTCTTTCCATTGGTTAAATTTTTCTGGAATAATTTTGAGTTTGAGATAATCCATTACTCGGTTAATAACCCTGGCTCCGTTGAACCAAAATTCTCTACAATCAATTCGTAGATGTGGATCTGTCAAGTAATATTCGTGTATGTGGTCTAGTGGTCTAATGTTTAACGCATTTCTTTCTCTAATGTCCCAACTGTTGGTTAATCCTGCAGAGTTCCATTGGTCAACACTGTCACTAAAAAATATTGACTCAAACTCGTTTTTTTGGTCAAAATCTGACACCGGACTTCCTGGTTTGAATATGAAGGTACTGGTATCTCTAACATTTAAAAAATACAACGGGACAAACGATTCCCCTGCCAGATGAACAGTTGCTGATCCGTGTTCTGCCATTATTGAAAACAACTTTGCTGTGTCATCTAACCTGTGTTGTGTGATCTCATTAAGATTTTCTTTAACAGGATCAATTTTATATTTTTCTACAATTGTACTGTTGTGAATAGTACATGCATACAGTGAATACAATCCAGATGAGTTGCACGTTTCAAGAAACTTTTTTGTTTTGTCGGCTCCTGCTGGATGATTTTTTGAATGCCCGTGAGCATTGTGTTGGATACGATTTACTGGATTCTGACTTAGGGGAATAAACTGATCTTGTTTTGACGAAAAATACTGCGTCTGGCCCGTTAAAAAATGCACACTCCAATCAAGAAATGTACCCCCAACGGATCTGCCAGAAAAAATGCAGATTTTCATACAAAGGTATCGGGCCAATCACGGAACAATGCATGTTGTATTGTTCCTGAAACAAATTGATTGAATGACTTGTGTTTGACTTCTAATTCGCCTGCTAGCGGAGCCACACGTTTAAATGCTTCGTCCATTTGCGCCATGTCTCGGAACTCCATCAGTATCATCCATTCAGGCATGTCTGCAATAGATCTAAAACCCATCTTGCATCTAGTGATACGATAGTCCTCCATCCGGCCTTCAGACTTCAAATGATCAAAAAAACTCTTCATGCCGTTTACCCAGTCCAAGTCTGAGATGTCGCCTTCTTTGTCTGCCCAAATTGTGTAAATGTCTGCCATGTTAACTTCTTTCTTTAAAATAATCTTGCATTGTACCTTCTCGGTGTATATCACTAGTTACACAATGTAGACCACAGTCCCAAAAATATCTATGTCTGAACGGCACAACATGTGGGGTAATTCCATAACGATCTAATGCATCAAACACTTTTTTGTTGTAATTGAATACTATAACATTTTTAGGATCAACAATCAACATGTTAACATCAAACACAGTTTCTTCGACATATCCAGTCCAGTGACCAAGCCATTGCTCAACAATATCAATAACCGCCTGATCGTATTCAAACCCAGGAATCCACCACTTGCCTCTATTTTTTTCTTTGAGATCTAAAAACGGTCTAACTTTGTCCCAACTCTGACCAGGCAAATACACCACTTCCCACCCAGGATAAGTGTCTGCATAGGTTGGTACATCTCTTAGACTTATGATTAGCCCAGGACATACTGGACAATATGTTGCATCGGCGTGGCCACCAGTGTTGACCACATTATTTCTGTAGTTTGAAAATTCAAGATCCATCTGGTTCTTGATATCTGTTTGATTGTCTCGATACAAGTCTGTGCCAAAATACAAGTCTTTTCCTATGCGAGATATCATAGCACCGTTGATATTCTGGTTGTCTAGTGTTTTAACAATATTACCTTGTTGTTTGATATGCTCGACAATTTTGCTGTATGGATCTGGTTTGAAAACATACTGGTCAAATTGATGCACATTTTTGCATTCGTCTTGTATGCAAGCTGGTAGATTGTTAAACTCTTTAAGATTGTTGCAGTCTGGCCAGGAACTATCTTTAACTCTGTTATAAAACAGTTTTATTTGATGATCAGTGTTGCCGTGTTGCGTATAAAATGTATTACCAACCATGACAGTGTAGTCTCTAGGAGTCATAGGAGGCAAAACATAGTTTCCATCAACTAATGGGTCAACCGGCAACTCAGGACGTAAAACGTTAACACCAAATTCTTGTAGTTTTTTAATAATGTTTTGAAAGTCTTCTTCAGTTTCTGTTGCAATTTTTTCAAACAAACTTCTCACATGAGGTACTTTGATCCAGGAGTAAAATTCTGGCGGATAACTGCGTCCAACTACACACACCTGAAGAGGATCCCAATGCTGATATACACTATACATTATTACAACGGCCCTAGTATTTCAAAACCTTCAAGGTCCTGTTTGTACAAGTGCGCTTGATCCAGGTACAAGTACTGGAACCCACGCTCTCTGTAGATTGCACACTCTGTTTGTAAACTAGTAATCCCCAAACGTAATCGGGGTTTACGATAGTTCCACGCAAACTGTGCGGCTAATAAATTCTTGTCGTCGTAGCGTTTTATCATGGAAAACGCTGCCAGTTCACCGTTGTCTCTATAACCAATCAAGTCCGTGCCTGGCTCTGTGAATTGACTGTCAAACAAGGGCATCACACTGGCAAAGTGTTTGTATGTGCAATAGGTTCTGTATATGTCTTGTAGTTGAGCAATGTTGGGTTCAGTAATGTAGAACCAATCAACTGTGGGTTTGTAGGTAGTTTTTTCTAAATTAATTCTAGCAAATTGGTATGTCACGTGCGAGGATCCTCTCTGTGCTGAAACAGTGCAGTTAGATAATCTTCAGGCCATGAATCATAAAATCCTTTGGTAGCCATGAGCCGTGCTTTGACGTTGAGATCACTGAGACTCTGCACAAGAGCCAGGGCATATGTGCCTTGATTCATGCAAATGCCGTTTACTATTTCCACATCGTTGGGATGGTCTTCTAAGGCCAGTATGTCTGCTGCCAATAAAAAATCTCTGTTGGCTTGATCTAAACTGCTGGCAAACAAATCATGTGGCCATTCTTGAGGGTCGTATGCATACACCACAACTTCTCGGTTGCCCATGCCGTACCGGGCTCGATTTTTAAGATCAAAGTAAGGATCGCTACCAATGAATACATCGTAGCTTTGTTTTAATCTTGCGCTACGTGCGTAAGGACACGGAGGAAATCCACCCAAGGCAGGATGTGGGACTTCCACAAAGTCCATGATCCACTGCTCAATATCTTGTTTAACTTGATCTATATCCATTAGAAGAACGGTAGTTTACTGTTTTTAGTTGTTTCAAGATTGTCCTTGATCAACTCACTGATCATGGTTCGCTCGGCATGACTCATATTCATCACATCATCGTATGTGGCACCACCACGCATGTACCATGACATTCTTAATCCTTGACGTTTTAATTCGTTAGCCTCCCGCTCCATTTGATTTAACAAATCCTCCACTTGGGAGTGATTGGCGGTCAGGAGGCGGGTTCGAAAAAACTTGCCATATCCAGTGTTAATGCTTGATTGTATTTGTGTTCACAACTGTGGCAAGTCAATTGCATGGGTTTGAACTCTGTATTTTCTCTGTAGACAATCACTTGATCTCTAATCTGGTTGAACAGTTTTCTATCACAGTTGCTTAAAAATTCAGAAATAAATTCTGTTTCAGTTACCATGGCTTTGGGTGTTTTGATACAGGCAATACTGTGCTTCAGTGCATTCACAGTGAGTTTGGTGAGTTTTTGCAATGCTTCGTTGAGTTTGGCAATTTTTTCGTCATCCGGCAAGTCTGAACTGGGGATCATCTGAATCAATCGTTGTTCCTGCCACTGTTCATGGTTGGTAGCATGTTGTTCAGCATAGTCCATGGGTTTGAAAAATATTTCTAAATCCCCGTGCTTGATACATTCAGCAAAGTCTGGAGATTTGATTTGATCAAGCACTGTTCTCAAATCAAGATTGAAGTCTCCGGGCTCGGCGCATTTTGGGCAGGTGGATGTTATTTCTAGTTCATGTCCGTAGCTGGCAATTCTAAGAGCAACCAAAATAGCGTTGATATCGATGCTGGGAGTTTTCCATGCATCTTTGATGTTTGGCACACAACTTTGAATAACAGAAACCACAGCTTGACCGTTGAACAGTGCATCCGGAGTACGATATGTGATTTCGTCAATAGCAGTCATGGGCAACACTGGCAATTCCATATTGGCCGGAAAATCTATTGAATCCTTGGGCCAGAAATTTCCATTGCTTGGCAGTCTCAAGTAAATTGCTGGTTGTCTAAAAAATTGGCGTAAAGGGTTAGCAGTTTGGGTCATTTTGCACCTATAAATATACTTCTACTTATAGGTAAAACACCATGGCCGACACAAATGCACAGATGGAAGAACTAGCTCGAATACTCGAAGACGTAAATCGGGAAATGGCTTACTATGGCAGAGTAACCAAACAAACTGCCGACGAAAAGTTTGACGCTGACGCGAAAAACAAACTTGGCATTAACAACGCTACCAAAGGTCTGGCCAGTTTGGGTGAAGGACTTACGGCTGTGGCTGGTGCTGGTATGGCAGCTGGTAAGGCCATGTATGAAGGCAAAAAAGGTGCCGCGGCGTTTAACGACAGTATTGATGGTATGGCCAAGGCTGCCCAGGCAGCTGGTGTTGCGCTGGCTTTGATGATTCCTGGCGGCCCGTTGATCAAGTTGTTTATTGCAGGCATAACTGCGGCAGTTGTGGCCACAGCTGAATATGTCAAAGCAGCCAACGAGATGGCTGACAAGTTATATAAAGGATATTCAAACATGTCCCAGGCTGGTGCCGCAGCCAGCGATGGCATGACTGGGGTATACAAAGGTGCCAAGAAACTTGGCTTGAGCATGAACGAATTAGACGGTTATGTAAGTCTAGTTGGAGAGAGCTCAAAAGACCTGGCATTGCTATCTGGATCAGTTTACGAAGGACGTAAACAGTTTGAAAACATGGGCGAAGCCATGGAGCCTTATCGCAAGAGCATGATTGCAGCCGGTATGTCTCAAGAAATGATCAACCAGGGAGCAATGGGTTATCTGAAATTGCAGACCAGGATTGGTACAGCGCAACGTATGACCACAGATCAACTGGCAGACGGTGCTAGACGTTACTTGATTGAACAAGATGCATTAACCAAACTAACTGGAACAACTAGAAAAGAAAACGAAGCAGCCTTAGAAGAAGCTAGATCACAACAGAGATTCCGTGCCAAAACGGAAGCAATGCGAGCAAGCGGCGATGCTGGCCAAATTGCAGCGGCAGATGAACTAGAAAAAACTTATCAACTGTTGAGATCCCAGAGCAAGGAAGCGGCACAGGGCTTTGGAGACATGACTACTGGCATGATAGGCACCGAAGCGTCGCAAAAACTCCTGATGAGTTCTAATGGTGAAGCACTACAAGTGGCCAATAAAATGGTGGCAGGCCAACAAAAAGCCATTGACGGTACTCAACAGATTGCAAGTGCAGTTGGCCGAGTAGCCAAAGACATGAACATGACGTATCAAACAGGTGTTGGCGAAGAGTTCCTGTTGTCAATTAAAGAAAGTGCCGATTTAGGACTGTTGGCAACAAAAGATCTAAACCAATCCTATGAAAAAATCTCACAAGATCAAACGGCACAAGGACTTAAAGGTGGTGAAGCCGCTGATAAGATAACTGAGCAGTATGCTAAAAATATCAAGCAACAGCAAGAACTCAACAAAAAAATGGAAGATGCTGTGTTTCAAGGAATTGACAACGCACTGAGCTTGACTAATAAACTAGGAAATATCACTGGCGGCCTGGCCGATGCCTTTACTAAACTGGCAGATGCAACCAACAAGTTGTTGCGAATACTTGGGCTTGGATCCGATAACACACCTGAAGAACAAGCCAAAGTTGACACAGCTAAAAAACAAGATGACCAAAATTGGGAAAATGCAAACTTTGGTGAAAAAATGCAGAGTTCAGTTACACGTGGTCTTGAAAAGTTTAGTCGAACACTTGGCCAAGTCACAGGTTTCAAGCCACTTGAAAATTTAGCCGACACTGCACAACAGGCTCGAGTTGAGTCAGAATCAAAATACTTGCAACAACAAGGAAAATTTCAACAAGTTGCCCCAGTTGCTCCTACCGCAGGCGGTGGCGGTGGAGCACCAGGATCTGCCCAAGGAACAGCATCCCAGGGTGATCTTGTCAAGATGGGGTTAAAACTCAAAACTGGAGATGTGCAAGCCGAAGGCAGTAAAATTGATCCTAAGATTATTGATATAGCCAAACAGGTACAAGCAAGCCTGCCTAACTTTGCTTACTTTTCTGGATTCAACGACAAGTTCCACCAAGAAAAATCTCCAAGTAGTAGTCACACCACAGGCCGTGCTATGGACTTTGCGTTATCTAAAGAACCTACCAAAGAAGAAGGCCAAGAGATTGTTAAGTGGCTCAAAAGCATGGGTGCCAGCGTGGCCATTGATGAGTACAACAACCCCAGTGCAAAAGCCACAGCAGGACATATTCATGCACAAATTCCGGGATATGCTGACGGAGGTATAGCGTCAACCCCACAGATTGCTATGGTTGCTGAAAAAGGTCCAGAGGCAATGATTCCGCTAGTAAACGGTGCTATTCCTCTAAGTATCAGTCTCAAAGATGCAATTGGCGGCCCTACGTTTGGCGGGATGAATGAATATGCTGGGTATAATCAAGGCCCAATGAGTACTGATCTTTCAGCAGTAAAGTCTATTGCAGAAGCAGTTGGAGCATTTGATAAAGTTAGTCAAACCATTACAGACCCCAAAATGTGGAAAGACATTTTAAGTTCAGGATTAGCTACCAATTACCAACTGGGTGCAACCACTTTAGGTACACAAGGAATTCCGGGACTAGGAGACGATATTGCTGAACGTCTTAAAGAAATTAAAGAACAAACAAATACTGATTCAGAATCTGCACTAAAACAGGTTACAGAAGAATTCAAATCTGCAATGGCCACCATGAGTCAACAGTTGGCACAAATGGCAGCTAATCAAAACGAAGGTGCCATGGGCGGGGTAGCAAGTCTGTTACAAGAATTAGTAACAGCTACTAAAAATGGGGTAACTGTACAGGAACGAATACTGCAAACTTCCATGTAATCACGGTAAATAACTTACTATGGCAGAAAAACAATCCCCCGGCTGGAAAAAATATTTCAAAGTGGCTGACACCACTGGACAGTTAGGTCCCATCTCCGGACGCTATGCTGATGGCTACCCGCAGTACGGCAAGAACAACGGCACAGACAACTATCCTGCAGACATGGTGTATCGTAACTATGCCAGCAGACTGCCAGAAGTGTATTCAGGTCATCCCAATCGTATTGAACGTTATAATCAGTACGAAAACATGGACATGGACTCAGAGATCAATGCTTGTTTGGACATTATATCTGAGTTCTCTACTCAGCCAAACGAAACAAACGGCACACCGTTTGAAGTAAAATATTCAGACACGCCTACTGATCACGAGATTGATATTATTCGCAAGCAGTTGCAACAGTGGGTCAAACTAAACAAACTGGATCAACGTATCTTCAAACTGTTCCGCAACACTGTGAAATACGGAGATCAAATCTTTGTGCGTGATCCAGAAACATTTGAAATGATGTGGGTGGACATGACCAAAGTGGCTCGTGTGATCGTGAACGAATCAGAGGGCAAACGTCCTGAGCAGTATGTGATTCGCGACATCAACCCCAATTTTCAAAACATGACTGTGGCAGCCAAAACTACCACAGACTACATGACCAACCCTGTAACAGGCTCAGTGTCTGGTTCTGCCAACTACACCATGCCCAATGGCGGCACAGGTGGCGGTGTGGGCAACAGTAGATTCATGCAGGCCATGAACGAAGTTTGCTTGGATGCCAAGCACGTGGTGCATATGAGCCTGAACGAAGGATTAGATGTGTTTTGGCCTTTTGGCAAAAGCATCTTGGAAAACATCTACAAAGTGTTCAAGCAGAAAGAACTGCTGGAAGACTCAATTCTTATCTATCGTGTGAGTCGTGCTCCTGAGCGTAGAATTTTCAAAATTGACGTGGGCAACATGCCCAGCCACTTGGCCATGCAGTTTGTGGAACGCATCAAGAACGAAATGCACCAGCGTAGAATCCCCACTGTGAGCGGCGGCGGACAAAACATGATGGATGCCAGTTACAATCCACTCAGTATCAACGAAGACTACTTTTTCCCACAAACAGCAGACGGTCGTGGATCCAGCGTGGACACCTTGCCAGGCGGACAGAACCTAGGCGAAATTGACGACTTGAAATACTTCAACAACAAAATGGCTCGTGGTTTGCGTGTGCCTTCAAGCTATTTGCCCACAGGTCCAGATGATTCAGGCAAGACATTTGACGACGGAAAAGTGGGCACAGCCCTTATTCAGGAGTATAGATTCAATCAGTATTGCGAACGTTTACAAGCGTTGATCTGCCAAAAACTAGACGATGAATTCAAGATGTTCATGAAATGGCGTGGGTTTAACATAGACTCTAGCCTGTTTACCATTAAGTTTAATGCACCTCAAAACTTTGCAAGTTATCGTCAAAGTGAACTGGACAACACACGTATCCAGGCATTTACCAGCATGGAACCCTTGCCATACATGTCAAAACGATTTATGCTAGAACGCTTCTTGGGTTTAACCGAAGACGAAATCAAGAAGAATGAAGAGTTATGGCGTGAAGAACGTGACACACCTGAAATGCAGCCAGCTACAGGACAAGACCTACGTTCAGTTGGTATTACTCCAGGTGCGCTAGAAACTGACATTCAGACTGGCCAAGATATTGGGATGATGGCACCAGCAGGTCCTGGCGGCATGCCTGGCATGGGAGCGGCTGTACCACCTGCTCCTGGCGGAATGCCTGGCGGAATGCCTGGCGGTGCCGCACCTCCTCCAGTATAAATACGTGTATGTTACTAACAGAATTTTGGCACAAAGAACCTGAAGCATATCAGGACACAGCACAAGACAACAGTCAACCGCAAATTGGCGACCTGCGCAAGAGTCGCCTAACCTTACGCCAGTTAAACAAACTGCGCAAAATGAACGATGTACGAACATATGAGTACAAAGAAAAACTCAAACTAGTTCGTCAACAATACGCACCTCCACCAGCACCCCCAATGTAATAACAATTACAAAAGCATTGTAATAAAACCTACATTTATCGTCGTTTTGACCCCATAAACCACCTATATTTTATCTAGTGTGTAAATAACAACACACTTTACCTATAGGAGTTTTTCATATGAACCGTTTTGAACAATTGATTGAATATGTGATCAATGATGACGAGCAAAAAGCTCGCGAACTATTCCACGACATTGTTGTGGAAAAAAGCCGCCAGATCTACGAAGACATTATGGCTGAAGAAGCCGAAGAAATCGAAGAAGGCGCAGACGAAGACCTAGACGAAATGAGCATGGGCGGTGACGCCAGTAATAATCTAATCGACGACGTGGAAATGGAAGAAGAATCTGACATGAACATGGAAGCCGAAGGCGACGATGCAGAGTTTGACGACGAAGCAGAAGAAGACGGCGAAGATTTTACCAAAGACATGGAAATGGACAATGATGAATTTGGCGGCGGCGGTGATGAGCCAGCTACCAAAGACGACATCATGAATTTAGAAGACAAGCTAGACCAGTTGATGGCTGAGTTTGAAGACCTCATGAGCGACAACGACGACATGGGTGGCGACGGCGACATGATGGGTCCTGATGAAGGCGGAGACGCTCTTGAAATGGACGACACAGAAGAAATGGGCATGATGGAAGCTCTTGAATTAAAAGCAGCCCCAAAGCCAGTCACTTCTGAAGAAGGCAACACAAACAAAAAGTCTACAGTGGCAGCCAACTCAGGTGCACGTGGTGCAATGGCCAAGCCAGTACACACAGGTGCTGATGGCGGTGGACACCATGACTCTAGTGCTTACAAAAACACAGTCAAAGAACTTGGCGTAACACCTACACAAGATGCAGGTAAGAAGGCATTTAAGTCGGCAGCTCCTGCTCCTGTAAAAACACAGGCTGCGGGTGTGAATATTAGAAGCCCACTACCACGTAACTAAGCAATGAAGACGCTAAGAGAACAACTTACCTTTAATCAGGCCAACATCCAGGTGTTGGAGGAAGCTGATATCAGCGGAGGTAAGAATCTCTATCTTAAAGGCATTTGCATTGAAGGCAACAAGCGTAATGCAAATGAACGTGTCTATCCTTTACACGAGATATCTAAGGCAGTTAATACTATTAATCAACAGATTAAAGAAGGTAACTCCGTTTTAGGTGAAGTGGATCACCCAGATGATTTGAAGATTAACTTGGATCGTGTGTGCCACAGCGTTGAAGGCATGTGGATGGATGGAGACGCAGGATGTGGCAAACTTAAAATTTTGCCAACTCCAATGGGAGAATTGATCAAGACGTTGCTACAATCTGGTGTTAGACTAGGTGTATCAAGCCGTGGAAGCGGCAACGTTGATGACAGAACAGGACATGTAAGTGACTTTGAAATTGTCACTATAGATGTGGTTGCACAACCCAGTGCTCCGAATGCTTATCCTAAAGCAATTTACGAAGGACTCATGAACATGAAGTACGGACATAGATTGCTTGAGGTGGCTCGCGAATCTGGGCATAACAACAAAGTGCAGAGATATCTCAAAGATGAAGTCAAAAAGCTCATCAGAGATCTCAAAATATAAGGAGAACCAGGCATGTTAGATGCTATCAAACCATTGCTAGATAGTGACCTGATCACCGAGGAAACTCGCCAGGAGATTAATGAAGCTTGGGAAACCAAGCTAAATGAAGCTCGTGAACAGGCTCGTGTAGAACTCAGAGAAGAGTTTGCACAACGCTACGAGCACGACAAGTCAGTAATGGTGGAAGCCCTTGACAAAATGGTAACAGAAGGTCTCGCCGCAGAGATTCAAGCCGTGGCTGCTGAAAAGCAAGCATTGGCTGAAGATCGCGTCCGTTTCCAACGCAAGATGAACGAATCAGCAACGAAGTTTAACGGCTTCTTGGTTAGTAAACTTGCAGAAGAAATTGGCGAATTGCGTAAAGATCGTAAAATGCACACTGAAGGTCTAGCCAAGCTAGAAAACTTCATGGTGCATGCATTGGCTCGTGAGATCCAGGAGTTTGCCGCAGACAAACGTGACGTAGTGGAAACAAAAGTCCGCCTCGTTCGTGAAGCCCGCTCTAAACTCGAAGGATTGAAAGCACGTTTCGTAAAAGAAAGTGCTGACAAAATGAGTCAAGCTGTTAGCCGTCACTTGAAGGCTGAACTTACACAATTGCAAGAAGACATTAAAGTTGCTCGCGAGAACAATTTTGGTCGTCGTATCTTTGAAGCGTATGCAAGCGAATTTGGTGCTACTCACTTGAATGAGAAAGCCGAAGTCCGCAAGTTATACTCTGCATTGTCCCGCAAGGACCAGCAATTGGCGGAAGCCATCAAACTCACACAAAAGGCGAAAGTCGTTGTGGAGAGTAAAGAACGCGAACTGCGTATGATCAAAGAATCCAACGAGCGTGACAGCACGATGGAAATGTTGCTTAGTCCCTTGAACAAGGAAAAGCGCGATGTCATGCGTAATTTGCTCGAAAGTGTCCAAACTTCACGTTTGAAAAACGCATTCGAAAAGTATCTACCAGCAGTGTTGGAAGACCGCTCTGTGAAAGCTTCTAAAGTGATCACAGAAAATGTTTCCTCAGTTACCGGTGATAAGACTGTTCCTACCCAAAACGTTGATCAAGAAGATCGCAGCAATGTGATTGACCTCAAGCGTCTGGCTGGACTGTAATTTAAATTTTTAGGAGACTTAAATGTCAGAACCATTGTTAGAAAGTCGCTGGGGCGAAACCAAAGAAGCATTGCTCGAAGGTTTGAACGGTACCCGTCGCAATTCCATGAGTGTGATCCTTGAGAACACACGCAAGTACTTGAAAGAAAATGCATCTGCAGGTTCTACAAGTTCCGGCAACATTGCCACATTGAACCGCGTGATTCTTCCCGTGATTCGACGTGTTATGCCAACCGTTATTGCTAACGAGTTGGTTGGTGTTCAGCCAATGACTGGTCCAGTTGGTCAGATCCATACTCTGCGTGTACGTTATGCACAGAGCTTGACTGATTCTTCTCTTGCCGCAACTAGCGTTACAGCTGGCCAAGAAGCATTGAGCCCATTCACTATTGCTACTGCATATTCTACAGTACCAAAAGATACTGCCACAGCCACAAGCTACACTGGTGCTAACACAGCAGTGATGGAAGGTAACGGCGGTAAGCAAATTTCCGTCCAAATCTTGAAGCAAGCTGTTGAAGCCAAGACTCGCAAATTGCAAGCTCGTTGGACATTTGAATCTGCACAAGACGCACAAGCCATGCATGGTATTGATGTTGAAGCAGAAATCATGGCTGCTTTGGCTCAAGAGATTACAGCTGAGATTGACCAAGAGATTCTCTTGAGTCTACGTTCTTTGGCTGCTACTGAGTTCACATACAACCAAGCTACCGTTTCAGGTACAGCTACATTCGTTGGTGACGAGCATGCCGCATTGGCTGTTTTGATCAACCGTGTTGCTAACTTGATCGCCCAACGTACACGTCGTGGCGCTGGTAACTACGCTGTTGTATCTAGTGCCGCATTGACAGTGTTGCAGTCTGCAACTACTTCTGCCTTTGCACGTACTACAGAAGGTACTTTTGAAGCTCCTACAAACACCAAGTTTGTTGGTACATTGAACGGCGCTATGCGTGTGTTTGTTGACTCTTATGCATCTGACACAACACCTGTGTTGGTTGGATACAAAGGTTCTTCAGAAGCTGACGCTCCTGCATTCTACTGCCCATACATTCCATTGATGAGTAGTGGTGTTGTTCTGGATCCATCAACATTCGAACCAGTCGTGTCATTCATGACACGTTATGGTTACATCGAACTGACTAACACTGCATCATCTTTCGGTAATGCTGGTGACTATGTCGGAGAGATTGCTGTTTCCAACTTGTCTTTCTCCTAATCAGAGATTGCAACCAAACAAAAACCCGCTTCGGCGGGTTTTTTAATGATCGTAAGTTTGTTAAACTTTAAACCAACTCAGGTACTGTGACACTTTCTTGGTAACACTGGTCCAATCGCCCATGGCAGGTTGACGGAATAGTCTAGCAGTTGAATACCAAGGTGAGTCATCGCGATTCAACAACCAACGCCAGTCTACTGCAAACCAGTTGAGCATGATCCAAGTGGGTCTTCCCAACGCACCCGCCAAGTGAGCAATAGCAGTATCCACACTTAGTACCACATCTAAATGCACAAGCAATGCGGCTGTGTCTGCAAAACTATTAATACTACCTGGATACATTGTTACACCAGCTGCCTCTAGTTCTGCCACTTCTTCAGGTGTTGCATCAATCTGCAAATTGATCCACTCATAGGTGGGATTTGATCGGATCATGGCCAGCATATCCGCAAACGGCATACCTTTGTGAGTGTTGAGCCAGGCATCTCTACGGCCGCTCCAGGCAAATCCTACACGCATACGCTTCTTGGGCCCAAGTTTCTGTTGCCATTGCTGTTGCAGTTGTTGGTCAGCATTGAGATAGTTAACAGGCTTAGGCAAATTGGCCAATGTTACTCCTAGCACACCAGGAATACTCATGATAGGAATCCAGTAGTCAAAGTCAGAGACTGAAAAGTCGTAACCCGACACACGTTTAATAATTGCACTTGATGTCAACATTGGCACAAGACCATCTGTTACCTGCAGAATAATTTCTGCTCCCAACACATGTAGGTTGTACAGAAATCTCACAAACTGAATGTTATCTCCGTGTCCTTGCTCGCCCATCACAAGAATAGTCTTGCCCTTGAGATCCTGCCCGGTCCAACGTGGTTGTGGAAATTTAGGTAATGTACCAGCTAGATGTTCGTAATCCCATCGAACTTCGTATCCAGGCCATCCTTCAGCACAGTTTCCGCTGAGTAACTGCGCCACAGCCAAATTAAATTTTGAAGTTACATTATTAGGATCCAGTTGAATGGCACGACGTAAAAACGGAATAGCAGCCTCTGGTTCGCCTACTTCTCGAAGTACATTACCGTAGTTGTTGAATGCAGATGCTAGTCGACGATCTTGACTAAAAGCCAGTGCGTAACATTGTAAAGCAGCTTCTGGTTGATTGTCAGCACGATGTTGATTGCCTTGTTCAATGAGATATTGTGGGTCCATACAGTATTTACAGCATAAACTGTGTTGGTTTTAATTTTACACTGGCCATAAATACTTGTCAACACAATTAGGTGTTTTATGCTGAGATTAATACCCACAGCGTAGCGGCTAGAACCCGCATCGGGCTTCTATAAGGAGAAAACAAATGGGACGTCCTCTTAAAATCAAAAAAACCACAACCACTGACATTGGTTTCAATGCCATTGTCAGTTTGACAAATCCAGTGTATCCAGATACTTTGTCAGGCACAGAATTTATTGGAGTTGTTGGTGGCGCTAATGCCAGTGTTGCCACATCAACATATCCGGTAGTCAAGGCACGTGCTTTTATCACCGGCGCTGGTGCCGAAGATGATGCATATATTATTACACAAAAAGGTACAATCAAATACCAAGTGGCCACAGTAACTGCGGTCAATGATGAAGACATGGTAGTGGGTCAAGCATATCGTATTCTGAGTGTGGGCACAACTGATTGGGCAGCTTGCGGCGCCAGCGATTCAAATGCAGCCGTTGGTGATGTATTCACTGCAACCGCAGCAGGTGCAGGCACAGGTACTGTGCAAAACGTAGGTACTTGTATTTTGGCCAACCAAGCTGATACTGCACTCACAGCAGGCAACATGAACATCACTTTCAGCACAGGTGATTCTACTGCTCAGTTAATTTCACGCTTGACCAACAAGTTTGCACTAGACTATGCAACACCTCCAAACCGATATCTGGTCAATTTCTTCACAGACGAAGGCACAGAAATCAAGTCAGGTACCAGCGGCTCTGCTAACGTTTCAGGACAACAAAATATTCTGGATCTGGCTATTGTAGAAAAATTTACGTCTTAATTTTGTTCTATCCTCTTATCCCCTCAGATAATTACTGGGGGATTTTTTATGAGCAGAGCATTTGTGCTGGGCAATGGTGTTAGCCGACAAGATGTAGATCTAAACAATTTAAAACATTTTGGGCCAATCTACGGGTGTAATGCTTTGTACAGGGACTTTACTCCCACAGCACTAATCAGCACAGACAAGCCCATTAGTGAGCGCATACAAGATTCAGGATATGCAAAAAACAATCGTTTTTACACTCGCCGTCCTGTGCCCGGATCAGGTGCTCTACCAGTTCCACAAAAATATTTTGGATACAGTTCAGGACCAATTGCTGCCAGTATTGCCGCAATAGATGGTGCTAGAGTAATATACCTAATAGGGTTTGATATGGGTCCAGCAAACAATCATTTCAACAATGTGTACGCCAATACAGAATTTTACAAAAAAAGTTCAGCAGTACCAACATTTACTGGAAATTGGATCACACAGATAAAAACAATAATGCGTGACAATCCAGGCATATTGTTTGTGAGAATCATGGGCCATACAACTGCCGCAGTGGGCGATTTAGATCGCGTTGCAAATCTAAAAATCATGACCATGTCAGAGTTCTTAAACCGTATAAATAACACAAAGGAACTCTAAATGGCTACCTACAAGCGTGTCAGCGGCGATTACACAATTCAAACTCTTGGTGCAAACACTGTAACTAT